ACAACTGCGATCAAGTATATAGGAGAACTGTGTGCATACGTGGATCAGCTTGAACGCATTACTCAAGGAGGCCCCCGATGACACCCAAGGAAAAGCTGGTTGCGCTGGCTGATAGGTACGATAGACTGAGCGGGACTCGGCTGATGATAACGCCTGCCGAAGTGGAGATTGAACTCCGAGTGGGATGAGCCGGTGCTAACTTGCGGAGCCTGTGGGAGCGAGGTTAAGCCCGGCGACTATGAGTTGACCAATGCCTCCCCGGAGCCCTCACGCGCGGAGTTGCGGGAGAGGGTGCAAGTAATCATCATGGCGCACACCGAATCAGGCTACCCATTGTTAACCGCTGTAGACGACATCGTTCACCTCCTCACCGCCGCTCCCCTCCCTGCCCCACAGGATGGACTGAGGGATAAGGGAATAACTCACGGACGCTTGCAGCATGATAGAATCGCGTCGATTCAGAGCAAGGCGCGGGAGATTGACCTGCTGTGTCATGCTCTTACCGGACTACCACTCAAGACATTCGATGAAGACACCCTTCCCGCCCCGAGCGCCGTTATTCCATGCCCCGGGTGTGGAGCAACCGACCCGTGGAAGCATATAACCGGGTGCACTGGTGTAGTGCGAGACGGCCCGAGCGCCGAGAAGGAGCAAGCAGAATGAAGTACCGCAAAAAGCCGGTTGTTATCGAGGCTGTCCATTGGGATGAGACAAAAGAGACGTTTGGTATTTTGGAATCTATGGGAATGAGCGCGGCAAGATACGAATCGCATGTAACGGAAAACTTCGTGCGCGATCTTGGAATATGTACGCTTGAAGGCACCATGAGAGCGGAGAAAGGCGATTGGATTATCAAGGGAGTTAAGGGAGAATTCTATCCATGCAAGCCGGACATTTTCGCCGCCACGTATGAGCTGGTCGAGGAGATCAGCGCCGAGTGCTGTTGCCGAACTATGGTTATAGACGCGAGGGAAATAGACGTTCCCTGGTGCCCCGTAGATGGATTCAACGGCCCGAGCGCCGAGAAGGTTGAAAGGCAGCGATTATCTACAGGCATAGCAAGGGCTGGTGATCCGGGAGGAGAGGAACTATGAGCACAGTTCAACTATGGGCGCTTCGGCGCAAAAGCGACGGGATGTATTGCGATTGGTCAGTAAGAGGATGGAGCAAGGAGATAACATTTGAATGTTTGTCGCGACAAGATTTTGGCCTGGATAACAGTGAAGAAGCCATCCTCGTCCGCGTGACCATCGAAGAGATCAAAGCTGAGCCGGGGTGGCCTGACGTACCTGCCGACATGATACGGGATGTTCCCTCTCCGAGAACAAGGGATGATCCTGGGCGCATAGATGCCAATGGATGGACATGTAAACGGTGCGGAGAAACAGGGATAGCCAACTATGAGCACCATGTATGCACGAATCGAGTCGCCCCGAGCACTGAGCCTGGGAATCTCTCCATACATGTAGAACCGGCATTCGATATAGCCTCCTTTTTGAAGGTGAGGATCATGCCTGCCAGCATCACGACACAGCAACCCGCGATAGCGTTTGTCGCTGCACCCGAGGAGCCTTCGATACCAGGGTATCGGCCGACTACCATCGAGCCTGCTGCGCATAAGCAGACGCACGCTGGCAATCCTGAAATCTACGCAAAGAGCGAGGTCACCCGCAAGGTCGTTGGGCATGTCGAGCCTGTAGGGGGAAAGCGCGTAAAGAACTATTTCTGCCTCCATTGTCAGCAGCCGTTCCCCATGACGGGGCAAGGGTGGGCAGACTGCATGAACCATCAGCAGAATTGCAAAACCGTGCCGAAGCAGTGGAAATGCCAAGGGTGCGGTGAGATTGTGCAGAAAGGGGAAATTACTGATGGCATGACACACTGGCAAATGGTTTTCAGAAAATGGTGCGGCCCTGTCGTCAAGATCGAGGAGGGGGGGTGATGAAAATGAAACAAACCTACGTTGAAATGCTTGATGTCTTAGGGATGGAAATCAAGCAGACATGGAGCGAAGCGGCAAGGAAGGCATACTACAGCCTGTTGCGCGTTCTACGCAAATTGGACAAAGAGCGCAAGGTAAGGCCGCATCAGAAACAGGAGGCCCGTGATGAAACATGAGGCGACACGGTACGTGGTGAAAAATGATGAACTAAAGACCGGAGGTGTACGTGACAACCCGAAAGAGGTAGTCATGGCCTTTGAATACGACGCCCTCGAAGCCCGGCTCGAGGAGGTGGAGCAGGCGCTAAAAGCAACCGAAAAATCACTGATGTTTGAGCATGGTTTGGCCGAAGCCGCCGAGGAGCGCATCAAGGAGGTGGAGCGGGAGAGGGATGGCATACGAACGGAGTTTTTGAAGCAGGAGCAAAAACTGATCCGCGAGATGGACCGATCCGAGGTTGCGGTGCGGAATAGGGATAGCGCGATGGCCCTCGCCGATGAGACCAAGAGAGCGTGGCTTGCCCAGGCCGAGCGGGACGCGAAAGAGATCGTGAGGGTGGAGCTGGAGAGGGATGAGGCGAGAGTGTGGAGAGCATCGGCAGTCAAGGCTTGCGACAAGGCCGAGGAGCGCCGGGAGCGCGAGCGGAAAGCATTTGCAGCTTGCTTGAAGTGGGTTGCAAACTTGGCGCACTTTCCACTACCAAAGGAAGCGCAAGCCGAGGCCCAGCGCCGCTACGGTGGCGGGCCATGAATCTGAAAATTGAGATTGACACCGGCAAACCATGTCCCATTTGTGGTGCGAAAGGAAATGCCACCACTACCAATGGGGAACCGTCACATTGCTTGAAATGCGTGTTACTGAAAATGCAGGGCAAGCCTATCAAGCGCAGGAGGAAGCCATGACCAAGACGGAGCGGGACATGCGGGACATGATCTCTGCAAAGCACATAAGATTTCCAAATACGCGATCCACAAGTTTCGTAATCGCGGTGAAATTGCTCGGCTGGAAGATAGGAATAGGATTCTGGTCTGGCCCTCCTCGGCATTTCCTTATTCGTAATTGGCGTTGGCAATGGCCGGGCAATAGGCGGGGAATTGAGATTGATTTTAGCCGTCTAACAGTGGCGACGGAGAAAGTCAAGCCATGAAGCGCATTGTCTCCCCGACGCTCGACAAGCATTTCCCCTGGGCCGGTCCGTGCGCTCTCTGCGGCCACGTGGACAGGCGACACCGGACCTGGGATGCGCTCATGGATGCGGCGGATCATGGGCGTAGTGTGAGGGAGATCGCTAGTTGGCATGAGGTGCCGCTGTCCGCCGTGCGTAAGGTGTTGCGGGTGCGGCCGTACAAGCGAGCGCGGAAATAAAGAGAGAAGGGGAGGGGAATGTGGCAAAAGACACCTACTACCTAAAGCACGATTCAAACGCTGCTCATGATCCGAAGATGGTAGCCATGCTCATGCGTTACAAAATGGAGGGGTACGGTCGTTTCTGGAGGCTGGTAGAGATCCTCCGGGAACAAATGGACGGCAGGATCCCGCGGCGCAAGTGGGGACTTGTAACACTGTCCCAGGTTTGGGGCTGCTCGGAACAGGAAGCTGACGAGTATATCGAAGCACTTGTTTCCACCTACGAACTCATCAAGAGTGACGGAGAATTTATCTGGTCGAATCGTGTCGCGCGCGACATGGAAATCCTCAATGCCAGGCGCCGTTCCCGGGCAGATGCGGGCGAGAAAGGCGCGACTGCAAAATGGGGAGTCCGACCAAATGAAGACGGCGCCGAAAAACGATCAGAACGTCTCGCTGTAGCTCGTGAAAAAGGACGCCATACCGACGAGGAATGGCAGGAAATGCTCTCTTTTTTCAGTCACTGTGTTCAGTGTGGATCGACCGAAAAGATCGTCAAAGACCACATTATCCCGATCTACCAAGGCGGTAGTGATGCCATCGCTAACCTCCAACCTCTCTGCGCACACTGCAATTCGAGCAAAGGGCCAGGCGTTTTCGATCATCGGCCAGGCTTTTGCCATAAAAATGCCTTACAAATGCCTGGCAAATGGTTAGAAATGCCTGGCAAATGGTTAGAAATGCCTGGCAAATGGTTAGAAATGCCTGGCAAATGCCTGCCTATTAGAGCAGAGCAGAGCAGAGCAGAGGAGACTAGACTAGAGCAGAGCAGCAGCTCGCCGCCGCCCGCCTCTTTTCCTACGCTCCTTAAAACCCGCCTTGAAGCTGCCGGCGTTACGTTGACAGCGGCCGACCTGGACGCCTGCGCCTCGAAGTTGATTGCCACCTCAGCCGACTCTGAGGCTTTCCTCGACTTCGCCATCCGGAAGTGCGCCAAGGCGCAACAGAAAAACGCGTGGTTTGTGAAAGGTTGCCTGGAGTGGGACTGGATCGCAAAATGGCGTTCGAATGGCGATATGAGCAAGGAGAAGCAGGAGACGCGGAAGCAGCCCGCGCCTCCCTCCCTGGATGAGTTGAAGGCTGGCCGCGAGGGGGCGACGCCGGAGGAGGAGCACGCCGCCGCGGTGAAGGCAGCCGAGTTCAAGCGCAGCCACGGCATGGTGATGCTGCCGGGGGATCGCAAGCTTCTGGGGATTCCGGAGCCAGTGCCGAAAGACCTGGATGATTTCGAGGACGATCTGTTGCCAGCATTCCCGGAGGCCGTCGATGCCCATTGACTACACGCTCTATCCGGCAAACTGGAAAGCGATCCGCGCGCGCATTCTGTTTCGGGCCGGGGAGTGGCGATCAGGTTGCCATCCAAGCGGGGAGATTATCACTGAGGCGCGGTGTGAGTGGTGTCACGCCGAGAATCATCAGCCGCATCCGCGGACGGGATCATTCGTCGTGCTCACTGTAGCGCACCTCGATCACGATAAATTAAATCACTCTGTCATGGATGACCGACTCGCCGCGCTTTGCCAGGCCTGCCATCTTGGACACGATCTAGAGCATCACCTTCACAAGCGGCGCATGAGTCGGCACGGCTATGGACATCCGGCGCAGATGGTATTCCCGGAGGCATTATCATGAGCAAGCAGCCGACGCTCTTCCCCAGCGCCGAGCTGGTCTCCGATGACACACGCCTTCGCTGGCGGGAGTACGTCGCGTTTCTCTGGGAGCACGGGAAGTATCTCAACGAGTGGGAGGCAGGATTTATGAACAGCATTAAGGCGCAGCTGGAGGAGGGCCGTGACCTTTCCCTTGCGCAATCTTCGAAGTTGGGAAAGATTTTCCACCGCGAAGAGGAGAGGCTCGGATGACGCGCCGCACCTTCGCCGTGGACTGGAAGCCGGGTATGCGCACAGAGGAGGACGTGATTGTCGAGATCTGCGCGTATCTCACCCTGCGCCACATCCCGTTCATCCGCACTCACTCAGCACGGCGCCGCCCACTGCGCCCTGGGACGCCGGATCTTATCGGCTGCCTGCCAAAGACCGGGCGCATGTTTCAGGTCGAAGCGAAAGGCGATGACGGAATCGTGAGCAAAGACCAGGAGGAGTTGATGCGCGAGTTTCACCAAGCCGGGGCGATCGTGATCGTGGCCCGGTCGCTGGATGACGTGATAAAGGCAGGGCTATGAGATGAGCAGCCAAGGCCGCCCGGACGCGGAGAAGGATCGCGCAAGCGTGCGGGAGCTGGGGCGCGATCTTGTCGATGCTGATTTCCAAGCCGCCGTGAAGTGGCGCAATCGGGTCAAGCGCGGCGACGTGGTTTACTTGCATGACAGCCGGCGGGACGTGACCATGATGCACGTAGATGCGCTGATCCGCTACGCCACCGCCATGCGCGGCCGGGTGATGACGAAGTAGCGGCCATTTACTACCGGGAGGGGAAGTGAACAGTCGAATGTTATGCAAGCTGTACAAGGATAACGACCTGTCGGCGTTCGTGACCGCGCAGGCACGTCGACACTTTTCCTGCATCGAGGATCAGGAGGATGTGATCCAGGAGGTCTGGGAGCGCTACACCGGGCTATCCCGGCCACCGCGAGCCGACCAGGTTCGACCCCTTGCCCGGCGCGTGATTCATGCCGCTTACATGCGAAAGTGGCGACGGCGAAAGCAAGAATGTGACGAGAGCGTGAACGGAGCCCGAGCCCAAGCGTGAACGGATAGGGTGAGAGGCGAAAAGAAGGGCTACGGCCCGGGGCGCGATCCTCCTGGCGCGCCCCATTCGCCCTACGGAGGATCACCCTGGGCGGACCTGGACCACGCGGACGGGCACAGCTTACCAAGAGCGAGCGGGAGATGTTCCGCTCCTACATTCGCGGTCTCACGCTGAAGGACGCATACCTCAAGATTCATCCCGATGTAACCGAGCACAGCGCCTGCACGCTAGGCCCGCGCATGATGAACCGCATAAAAAAAAACTTGCCTCCCGGGGGCCTATGCTCGACGCGGCCGACCTCGGCGAGATGCGCACCCTCCGCGAGCTCGATGCCCGCCTCAACGCCATGGAGACGAAGCTCCACAGGGGGATCGTCGTTGGCGAGTTTGAGGACAACGGTACTCGCATGCGCGCTACTGAGCTTCTCGCTGATATTCACCGCATGCGCGCAACCGACATCAACCTCCACACCGATAGCGTCGAGATCATCCCAGCTCCAAAGCCCGAAGAGCAACAGCCAGATGAGGATTGATTTCTCCCGCCTGCCCGAGGTGATCAACCCCGTCTACTACCCGTACCTCTTCGACCACAAGCGATTCAACGTTTTCTATGGCGGCGCGGGATCGGGGAAAAGCGTGTTTGCCGCGCAACGCTACGTCTACCGCATGTTGACTAAGCGCGGACATAACGTCCTGGGCGTGCGCAAGATCGACAAGGCAAACCGAGATTCCACCTTCGCGATGATGGTGCAGATGATCAACGCCTGGGGCCTTCGGGATGCATTTCAAATCAACGTGCAACCGCTTTCAATTTCCAGCAAGCACAATGGCAACCTGATGCTATTCCGCGGGCTGGACGATCCCGAGAAATTGAAGTCGATCACCTTTGCCAACGGCCCGCTCACGGATATCTGGCTCGAAGAGGCAAGCGAGGCTACACCTTCAGACGATCAGCACTCCGCCTTCGTCTCCGCGGCGCAGCGGCCGTATCGAAGCAGATCACCTATACGTTCAACCCGATCTCCGCTCTCCACTGGCTGAAGGGCCGATTTTTCGACAAGCCCTTGGAATCATCGAGGGCGAGCGTGCTCAAAACCACGTACAAGGACAATGCCTGGCTGGCGGCTGACGACAAGGCAGAGCTCGAAGCGCTCAAGGATGAGGACCTCACTTATTACAAGATTTACGCGCTGGGAGAATGGGGGATCATCGGAAACGTCGTTTTCTCGAATTACGTGATCGAGGATTTCCCGCTGGACTACTCCGCGTTTGACGCCGTGTACCAGGGGCAGGACTACGGGTTTAATCACCCCTTCGCCTTCGAGCTTGTGGGCATGAAGGACGGCGAGCTCTACATATTCGACGAGGTGTACAAGCGGCAGCGGACAAACACCGAGCTGATCGAGGACTCGCGGCAGTACTTCGAAGGACGGAAGATCCTAGACCAGGTCAGGCGCGGAACGACGACGGCGGACAGCGCTGAGCCGGACCGGGTCAAGGAGTGGAATCAACAGGGCTGGCGGACCATCGCCTCAAAGAAAGGCCCAGGTTCCGAGCGCTTCGGCATTGACTTCCTGAAGACGAAGCGCGTGCACATTCATGCTTCTCGCTGCCCGGGCATCGCCGCGGAGTTTCCGATCTTCAAATACCGCGAGGACAAAAACGGGAACGTGCTTGAGGAGTTTGTCGATTTCAAGAATGACGGAATCGCCGCGGTGAGATATGCGACAGAGAGCATTCATTCCGGCACCCGATGGGGGGTGCTGTAGTGCCGCTCTTCGCCGGCCTCCGCAAACGCCTGGCACGCTCCCTGCTCAAAGGTTTCTCCGTCAACCGGCACTCCGGGTCTCCCGCAACTTCCATCTCTCATACCTATACGCGCAAGGTCGGCGACGGGACTGACTGTGACGTGATCATGATCCCTGTACTCTGGGCCGCGCGCAGGATGGCAGAGTCACCGGTCGGCGTGCGGAAGGTCGACGACGACGATATCGACATGACGCATCCGCTCGCTCGCCTCCTGAAGCGCCCTAGCCCGTGGTACAGCGGCGCCGCTTTCCGAAAAGCTCAGACCATTGAGTGGCTGCTTGACGGCAATGCTTACGCCTACAAGATACGCGGCAAGAGAGGCGAGGCCCTCGCGGAGCAATTCATCCCACATTGGGCCATCACCCCGCATGTGCCGGACAATGGCTTCATCGACTATTACGAGTATTTTCCCGCGGGGCTCACAAGCCGGTATGGCGGGCCGTTGAAACTACTCCCCGAGGATGTCGTGCATCTGCGCAACGGCATCGACCCGAACAATCCGAGGCTCGGGCTGGCACCACTCAAGATTCTGCTCCGCGAGATCTACACCGATATCGAGGCATCCGAGTTCACCGCTATGCTCCTGCGCAACGCCGGGGTGATGGGCGTGGTGATCTCCCCGAAGGACGGCAGCTCCATCGTTGGCCCGGGAGAGAAACCCGAGGACGTGAAAAAGGCAATCATCGAGAGATGGGCGGGCGTGAAACGCGGGGAACCGATGGTGATGGTTGCCCCTACGGACGTGACCTACGTGGGTGTCGATGCTGCAAAGCTAGATCTCTCCCGGCTTCGCGACATCCCCGAGGAGCGCGTGACTGGCCTCCTGGGGATCCCCGCAGCAGTGGCGGGCCTTGGCACCGGGCTACAGCAGACAAAAGTCAGGGCGACCATGGCCGAAATGCGCGCCATGGCCTACGAGGACTGTATCATCCCGATGCAGAACGAATGGTCAGGCGATTGGGACATGCAGCTGCTTCCGGAGTTCGAGGCGAATCCGGAAAACTTCTGCACCGCGTGGGACCTGTCGAAAGTCCGCGTGCTCCAGGACGACGACAACAAGAAGAGCGAGCGCGTCATGCGGCAGTTCACCGGAGGGGCAATCATGCGCTCTGAGGCAAAGGGTCAGCTCGGCTACGAGACCGTGCCCGGTGACGACGTGTACTACATCTCCATCGCTACGCAGATCGTGCCGCAGGCGCTGGCCGACGGAAGCATGCCGGAGCCGGCATCAGTCGTTCCGCCCGTCCCGCCAAAGCTTCTCCCCGCGCCGGAGACAAAAGCTCGCGCGCCGGCTAATGTCTCCCGCCTGGTTCGCCGTCTCGAAGCGGATCGAAAAAAAGAAATCGCAAAGTGGACCGGCATCCTAGAACGCAAGTTCCAAGAATACGGCCGGGATGCAGCTTCCACATTTGAGCGGATCGCAAAAGAGTACGGCATGAAGGCGAGCGAGCCGGACTGGCAGCGGATCGGGGAATTTGCAGCCGATGAGATGGGGCCGCTCGATCTCGCCTACGGGGCGGAATACCTGAAGATCGCCAAAGAAACATACAACGCGGTGAACACCATACTCAGCCTTGGCGTCAACCTTTCCGATCCTGCCGAGTTCCGCATCCTCTCCCTGGGCGGCAAGCGCATGGGCCTAGTGGATATCCCGGGGCAGACGCGGGATGCGATTTTCCAGGCTATCACCGCGGCGCGCGAAGCAGGGGAGGGCGCCGCCGGGATTGTCGATCTCATTCGCGAGATGGTGGCGGCCGGGCCGTGGGGGTCCGCTGATACGCGCGCAATGGTCATCGCGCGCACCGAGGCGAAGTACGCGCAGAACATATCGAGCATCGAGGCGTACAAGAGCAGTGACACGATCACTGGCGTTATGGTGTTCGATGCGCAGCTCGGGCCTACCGACGCCGAGTGTGAAGCGCTCGATCAAACCGTGGTCAGCTTCGAGGAAGCGGAAAGACTTGCGGAGAGCGAGCATCCCAATGGATCACGTTCGTTTAGTCCCTATATGGGAGAACTGCCATGATAGCGGAAACTGCGATAGGCAGCCAGTCTCTGCGGCGAGTAGATATGCGGATGAGGACGCCGGCGCCGCATGGTTCAGCATCACACGGGCCGCACGGGCACCCGAGGCGAAACGGAAAGAGTTGGCCGCGGCTCGGCTGGACTACGAGGCAAGAAACGAGCGCGAGCTTCTTGAGCTCATTATGATCGAGGCGGCATAGGAGAAAGCCATGGATTGGAAACAGGTTTCACTGAAGGATTTCAAACTCGACGAAAAGACGGGCGCTTTCCATGCGCTCTTTTCCACCTTCAACGTCCGCGACCACCAGGGTGATATGACCCTTCCCGGATGCTTCGGCGAGCAGCGCGTGATCATCTCCGCCTACGGTCATGGATCGTGGAACAGCGGATCGAACGCGCTGCCGGTCGGGAAGGGAAGAATCTTCGAGGATGCGGTAGGCGGAATCGTGGAAGGGCAGTTCTTCCTCGACACCCTTGCCGGCCTCGAGACATACAAGACGGTCAAGAACGTCGGGGACCTCCAGGAGTGGAGCTACTCACTTCCGGAAACGGAATCCGAGGTCACGACCATCGACGGCGAGACCGTGCGCCTGCTGAGAAAAATAAAGGTCAACGAAGTAAGCCCGGTACTCATGGGCGCGAGCATCGGAACGCGCCTACTCGATATCAAGTCGGATGATGGAAAACCACGCCAGCTCGTCGAGCAGCTCCAGTCCGTCGCAAGCGACGCGCAGAAAGCAATCGAACGGCTGAAATCTCTCGCGGACCTGCGCGCGGCCGATGGCCGACGACCGGGATCCGAAACGATGAAGCGGGCAGCAGCGGTAAAGCAGATCCTCGAAGAAATGTCGATCGAGATCGGCAAGCTGGAAGCGGGCGCAAGCGTCCCGGGGAAGGCAGACGAGGATTACTCCATGCTGGCAGAAGCAATCCGCTTCGCACTACTCACAACGGCCATAGGGAGGTAACCAGTGGCAACGAAACTGATCGAGAAAAGAAACGAGCTCAAGGCGAAGCAGGACAAGCTTCACCAGGTGCTCGTGGAGATGGGGGACACCGGCGATCTGTCGAGAGTCACCTCACTCACCGGCACCAATGCCGAAAAGGCTGCGTCCATCAAGGCGATGAACAAGGAACTCGGTGAAATCGGCGCCGAGTGCGACAGCCTGGTCGAGATCGAGAAAGCCTACAGCGAGGACCAGGCGCGACAGAAGTCCGCCGAGGATGCAGCGCGCAAGGGCTTGCCGCAGCCGCGGAAAGAAGACCAGGCCGAGCTGAAGGATCTCGGCGCCCAGGTCGTCGCGAAGAAGGGATGGCAGGATCGCGGGGGCGTTGAAATTGACGTTCCCCTGAAGACCCTCATGACCACGGCTGCGGGCTATGCCCCGCAGGCCCTCAGGACCGGGGAAGTCGTGCCCATGGTCCGCCGGCCGCCGACGGTGCTGGACACCATCCCGTTCGGCCGCACGACCAGGCAGCGATCGTCTACATGGAGCAGACGACCCGCACCAACAACGCGGCAGAAGCCGCGGAAGGCAACGTCCTGGGCGAGGCGGCACTGGTTTACACCCAGCGGACGCAGACTGTTGAGAACGTCGGCGTGTGGATCCCTGTCACCGCGCAGCAGATCGAAGACGAGGCGCAGATCCAGGGCATCATCAACGACGAACTCATGGCGATGCTCCGCGAGCGCATGGATTCCCAGGTCCTGGTCGGAACAGGCTCGACGCCGGCACTCCAGGGCATCCTCACGAGGACGGGCGTCCAGTCCTTCGCTCTCGCCGGCGACCGCTTCGACGCCTGCTACGAGGCGCTGAAGCGCGTCAGGGTGACGGGGCGCAGCTCCCCCAGTCACGTCGTTTTCCACCCGAACGACTGGCAGCAAGTGAGGCTTGCCCGCACCGACGAAGGCCTGTACATCCTGGGCAACCCGAACGAACCGGTCGAGCGGCTTTGGGGAATGCAGGTCGTCGAGAGCGACGCCGAGACCGAGAACACGGTCCTGGCAGGAGCGCTGTCGACCTGGTGCAAGCTGTACGAGAAGCGCGGGATCCTCGTGGAGATCACCGACAGCGAGGCGGACTACTTCTCGAAGTTCAAGTACGCGATCCGGGCGACGGTGCGCGTGGCAATGGTCATCACCAGACCGGCCGCGTTCTGCATGATCACGGGTTTCTAAGCAGTCGTTGACTGCTCGCCGCTCAGACAAAGGAGCGGCACAGTTTCTTGACTTGGAGGATTGAAATGGGTGTAGGAGCTTTCATTTCCGGTTTCGAGGTGGTCGATTACTTCAGCGTGGCATTCGGCACAGCGATCGTCGAACCCATCTCGGCGCAGGACGGCGCGAGGCTGGCTTTCCTTTCGGGAGCGGTGACGTGCGCAGGCACCGCGCAGATCCTATCGTTCATGTTTGCCAGGGATCTGGCCGGACAGGCGGGGAGTTCACGGAACACGTCCAGCGCGGCAGCCGCCCCGGCGGCGACGCACATCTTTACCACCGTGGCGCCGAAAGACCCCCTGGGCAACGCGGCGGCCACCCCCGACGTGATTGCCTACCAGTGCACCGACGGAACCTGGGAGTTCAATCTCGTGAGCAGCCTCGCGGGCAGTGACATCACGCTGACAACCCCCATGGTGAAAGGAATCAACTCGGGAGCGAAGGTCCTGATCCTCGGCGTGGTCGGGGACGGAGCCTCACTGAAACTCAATGCCCTCGCGAGCGTGCAGAACAAGTGGGGCGGAGCGGCAGGGGCGAACGGGATCGTGCTCGCACACCCGTACGTCGGGGAGCCGTTCTACGTCTACGACCCGAACGCAACCGCGACGACCAGCATGGATTTCATGCTCTTCGGGCACATCAACAAGTAGGCGAGGGCTGAGAAGAGAAACGGGCCGGGGAGATAGCTTCCCGGCTCTCTGAAAGGAGCGGCGAATGAAAGCGCGCGAGATGCTTTTTTTCACCAAGAACAAGCAGGAGCTGGTGCCAGCGGGCGATCCGCGCGCGAAGTTCCAAGCTTTCGTACCGGGGCAGGATATTCCCGAAGAGCATGAGCTTAAGGTAATGCCTGCCGCAAAAAACAAGATGGCCGAAGCTCCGCAGCGGAAGTCGGTCGAGCGCGGCGAGTAGCAGCGCAACAAGGAAGGGAGAAAATAGATGGCTGACACAAGGTATGCCCCGCTCAAGGTGACTCGAGCCGGGCTCACGTGGGTACCGACCGCGGGCATCATAGCGGGCACCACGGATTTCGTGATGAAAAACGATGGGCGCACGATCCTGAACGTCCGAAAGTCCGGCGCTGGCGCGTGCACGGTAACGTTCAAGACCCCGGCGCAGATCCGCGGGCTGGATATCGCAGAGGCGACCGGGAGCGTTCCGGCGACCACGGGCGATGTGCAGTTCGGGCCTTTCGAGCCATCGCTGTTCAACGATGGCACGGTGACATGAGGTTCAACTTCTCAGAAGTCACGGGCGTCACGTTCCAGGGCACGTCGGTCTAGGCGCATGGACCTGACAACGCTCCGCACCTTCGTAGAAACCGACCTCGCCGATGCCCCGCTCCAGGTGATCCTGACCGCGGCCGATGAGGACCTCACGCTCGCGGTAGGCCCGGATACAGCGGACGTGCAGACGGTAGACATGGAGGGGGAGCGTTTTCTGTTCCTTCCGCGGCCGGTCTCGGCTATCGCCAGCATCAAGGAAACTGTCGGGACAACGACAACGACGCTCGCGACAAATGATTGGAAACTCTGGGGAGACAAGCAGATCGAGCGATTATCCACGGGGACGAACCCCGCGGACGGATGGTGCGGGCGCGTGGAGGTGTCGTACACCCCGGCGGATCTTAATCGGCGCAATCGGGCGCTCGTGCAACTCGTGCAGCTCGCTCTGGACTACCGGCCCGGCGGGAAGAGTGAATCCATCGGAGATCATAGCAGGACGCAGGCGGACGTGGATTCGGAGCGGGCTCGGATAATCAATGGCGTGCGCAGCCGGAGTTTTGCATGAAGGGGAGCGGCGCGCCGCGCAGCATGATGAAGTACCGCGTCACTATCGAGCGCAATTTCTCAGTGCTCGCGGCCAAGACATCCGACGTTGACGGATTTGGCCAGAAGCTAGGCGACTGGCGCGAGCTCTGCACGGTACCTTGCCATGCCTGGGCGGGATCGAGCGGCGGGAAGCATACCTCCAGCGGAGACGCGCGCACGGTGACGACTGACATGCCGGGCATGATTGTGCCGAAAGGTACGGACGTAACGACACAGGACCGCGTGCAACAGATCCTCGACAAAGCAGGGAACGTAATTCTACCGGCTATGGGAATTGACGCGGTGCTGCCGCGCATCACGCACTTGGAAGTCCTACTGCGAGCGGTGTCGTGATGGAATCGACATTCGTACTCAATTGGCAAGGCGACCAGGTGTTGGCGAAGGTGCGCGCGGCGACGCGGTGGGGGATGGATAGCACGATGGCCGATTGCGTGACGACCGCGAAAAGTCTCGTGCCGGTAAAGACGACCATCCTCCAGGGCTCAATACAGATGCGTCCGGCGGTAGATTCGGGCGGGACGATCACCGGCTACTGGGGATCGTTCTCGACGAAATATGCGCGATGGGTGAGGAGGGCACGGGGCCACACGTCATCCTGCCGCGAAACAAGAAGGCGCTCTTCTGGAAAGGCGCGGATCATCCGGTGCGCATGGTGAATCATCCAGGGACGAAGCCACGCCCATACCTGATGCCCGCGGCTGGTATGCATTACCCGAGCCTAGCGCTGAGGATTAGGGCGCAGATGGAATGGGGGCCGGCGTGACTGACTTCCTCACCGCGCTCCGAGCGTACCTGCTCGCGCAGCAGGCGATTACCGATCTCTGCGGGATGCGCATCTATGTACTCGCATTGCCCGCGGAGGAGATTGCACTCGGCGCGCATAAGGTCATCGTGCTTCTCGCCTCTGGCGGGCCACTGGGAAAAGCGCGGCGGACTGTCACGGAAGCGATGTGCCACGCCGTATGCTTCGGGGAAACAGATTTCGAGGCGGCGGCCATGGAGCGGCCCGTCGCGCAGGCGTTG